TCGAGGCGTACGGCAGCAGCGCCCCGCGCGTCGTGGCGTACGACAGCAGCGCCCCGCGCGTCGAGGCGAACGGCAGCAGCGCCCCGCGCGTCGTGGCGAACGGCAGCAGCGCCCCGCGCGTCGTGGCGAACGGCAGCAGCGCCCCGCGCGTCGTGGCGTACGACAGCAGCGCCCCGCGCGTCGAGGCGAACGGCAGCAGCGCCCCGCGCGTCGAGGCGAACGGCAGCAGCGCCCCGTGCGTCGTGGCAAAGGCGTACGCGCGGCTGGAGGTGCGCGGCCACACCAAGGTCGAAGCGCAGCCGACGGTGTCCGTGGTGGGCTTCGGAAAGCCCGTGATTGCCGGCACGGACCGAGTGCAGATCGTCAAGATGGAGACGCCGGCTGACTGGTGTGCGTTCTACGGCGTCGAGGTCGTGGACGGCGTCGCCACACTCTACAAGGCCGTCGGCGACGACTGGAAGAGCCCACGTGGCGGGAACTACACGCCAGGTACGATCGTCGAGGCCCCGGACTGGGACGGCGGTGTCGCGGAGTGCGGCGGCGGCCTGCACTTCAGCCCGCGCCCGACGATGGCGCTCGCATTCCACCCGGAGGCGAAGCGGTTCGTCGCGTGCCCGGTGGCGCTGGCCGACATGCGCGCTCCGCGCGACACGGATGGCATGCCGCAGAAGTGCAAAGCGCGGCGGACGTGTGCGCAGGTGTACGAGGTGGACCGCGACGGCGAGCGGGTCGAGAAGGCCGAGGTGGCGGCATGAGCACGCACGTCACGGCGAGCCTGATCATCAAGCGCACCGAGTTCGACATCGACCTCGAGGTCGAGGGCAGCGTCGAACCGATCGTGCACGGCCACTACTCTGGCCCGCCGGAGCGATGCTTCCCGGACGAGGGCGGTGACGTCGAGATCGAGACCGTCAAGTGCCGTGGTTGCGGTCAGGCCGTCGAGCTGACGCCGGAAGAGCAACGGCTGGCCGAGGACACGCTGTACAAGGAAGCCGCAAAGGAATGGGAGATCGCGGCTGAGGACGCGGCGATGTCTCGGTACGAGGGCTCGCTCTGGTGAGGACGACGTTGCCGCCGGCGTGGGAACGCTGCGTCGAGGAGTGGGAGCGTCAGGCGCAGGACCCGAACGCGCCGTGGGTGGAGCCGCCTCCAGGCGCGCACCCGGACCGGACCGACAGGCCGCAAAGATTCCCGATCGGAAAGGAGTGACCGATATGGCGACAGCAGTCGCAAGCGCGCGAGCCGCGCAGACCGTCGCGCCGCGCGCGACGCGGATGACGCTCGATAAGGTCGTGAAGGGCGTGCAGGAGGAGCCGCTCCGCGTGCTCCTGTACTCGCCCGAGGGCCTCGGAAAGAGCACGTTCGCGTCGAACGCGCCGAACCCGATCTTCCTCGCCACCGAGGACGGCACGGCGCAGCTCGACGTCGCGCGCTTCCCGCGCCCGACGGACTGGCAGGACGTGCTCGACGCGGTCGCGACCCTCGAGCGCGAGCAGCACGACTACCGCACGCTCGTCATCGACACGCTCGACCACGCCGAGCCGCTCGTCTGGTCGCACGTCTGCTCGGCCGCGAAGGTCGACTCGATCGAGGCCGTGGGAGGAGGCTTCGGCAAGGGCTACGTCGCGGCGATGCAGGAGTGGCGCGGCCTCGCGGCGCGCCTCGAGCGTCTCCAGGTGTCGAAGGGAATGCACGTGGTGATGCTCGCGCATTGCCACGTCAAGACGATTCATCTGCCGGACACCGAGTCGTACGACCGCTACCAGCTCAAGCTGAACGACAAGGCGGCGGGCTTCTGGAAGGAGTGGTCGAGCATCGTGCTGTTCGGGCAGTACGAGACGCTCACCGCGAAGGACGAGAAGACGAAGCGCGTCAAGGGCGTGTCGACCGGCGCGCGCATCGTGCAGACGGTCCGCACGGCCGCATGGGACGCGAAGAACCGGCACGGCCTGCCGGAGACGCTCGCGCTGTCGTGGGCGGACCTCGAGCAGGCAATCGCGGCGCATCGGCCGGCGGATCCCGCCGAGCTGAAGGCGGCGATCGTCGAGAACGTGGCGCAGCTCGACGACGCGACCCGCGCGACCGCGCTCGGGTACCTCGAGAAGGCCGGCGATGACGCCGTCAAGCTGACGCAGCTCAACGGCTGGGTAAACGCGCGAATCGCGCAGAAGGGAGAGTGAACGGATGGAGCTCGAGAACGGACGGTACCGTGGGCGCGCGATCGACGCGATGCTCGGCATGGCGGACACGGGGACGAAGCAGGTGGCGGTGCTGTTCGACCTGCTGGACGTCCCCGGCACGCAGATCGCCTGGTACGGCTACTTCACCGAGAAGACGTACAAGCGGACGATCGAGTCGCTGATCGTCGCGGGCTGGGCCGGCGACAACATCGCCGACCTGATGGCGCAGGGCCTCGGCTCGACCGAGGTGTCGCTCGTCGTCGAGAACGAGCAGAACGACAGGGGCGAGTGGCGTACCCGCGTGAAGTGGGTCAACGCGCCCGGCGCCGGCGTCATGGTCAAGAACGAGATGACCGACGCCGAGAAGATCGACTTCGCGAAGAAGCTCCGTGGGCAGGTGCTCGCCGTGCGGAAGGAGCTGGGTCAGAAGACGTTCGCGCCGGGCAACGGCGCCGCGCCGCGTTCGGACGTTCCGCCGCCGTCGGACAACGACGCGCCACCGTTCTGAGCCATGCTGTCGAACCTGCTGACGTCGTCGCGGCAGTCCGACGCGCGCGCGTGCCCGAGGCTGGAGCACTACAAGTACGGCCTCGGGTATCGCGCGACGCAGGACAAGCCCGCGCTGCGGTTCGGGACGCTGATCCACGCGGCGCTCGAGGCGTGGTGGCTCGCGCCGGCGGGCTGGAAGCTCCGCTCGGCGTTCGAGGTGCTCGCGACCGCGGACGTCGACCCGTACGACCTAGCGCGCGCGGAGGTGATGCTCGAGGGCTACCACCACCGATGGGAGGCCGAGCCGTTCGAGGTGCTCGTGGCGAACGGTCGCCAGTGCGTCGAGGTGCAGTTCGAGACGGAACTGCGGAACCCGGCGACGGGCCACCCGTCACGGACGTGGCGCCTCGCGGGCAAGCTCGACGCGCTTGTGCGCGACCTGAAGGACGGCGAGGTCAAGGTCGTCGAGCACAAGACGAGCAGCGTCGACATCTCGCCGGGCTCGGACTACTTCGAGCGGCTCGTGATGGACGCGCAGGTGTCCATCTACTTCGACGGCGCCGCGGCGCTCGGGTTCAAGCCGGCCGCGGTGATCTACGACGTGCTCGGGAAGCCGACGCAGCGGCCGTTGAAGGCGACGCCCGAGGAGGAGCGGAAGTACACGCAGAAGGCGACCCGTCTCGCCGACGGCACGGTGCGGCCTGCGGGCTCGCTGTACGCGAACCAGCGCGACCACGACGAGACGCCGGACGAGTACCGCGACCGGCTGCGCGCCGCGATCGCGGAGGCGCCGGACAGCTACTTCCGGCGTGCGGAGGTGGTGCGCCTCGAGAGCGAGCTCGACGAGGCGCGAGCGGACCACTGGTTCACCGGCAAGCGCATCCACGAGTACGCGCTCGCGGGCTACTTCCCGCGGAACCCGGACGCCTGCTTCCGGTGGAACAGCAAGTGCGCGTTCTGGCCGGTGTGCTCGGGCACGGCGCGGCTGGACGACGAGGTGATGTTCACGCGGTCGGACGTCGTGCACCCCGAGCTCGACCTGGTGCCGGCCGAGGAGAAGGCGGCATGAGCTGCCGGAGGAGGAGAGGATGCCCACGTTGAAGCCGGCGACGGCACAGGACAGCGACGCGCGTCGTCGCGGACTGCTGCTCGCCTTCATCGAGAAGGTGTTCGAGCAGCTTAAGAAGGGCGGGATCGCGCCGGTGAAGTTGGCCGGCGCGCTCGGCCCGCGCACGGAGATTGTGCAGGGCCTGCGGTTCGCGGACGAGCCGATCGAGCAGACGCAGAAGCGGATCATCGCGGAGTTCGCGGCGCGATATCCGCTGCTCGCGAGCTCGGCGGCGATCGACGCGACGGTCTGAGCCGGGACGTCCGGCGGGGAGGAGGTGAGGCGAGATGGCGAAGGGTTCCAAGGGCTCGAAGGGCGGCAAGGGCATGGGCAAGGGCGGCAAGAAGGGCTGCTGAAGCGCGGCGACGGGGCCGGTCTGGTGCCGGCCCCGGTTAGCCGGGGGAGGACGCGATGTCGCAGGAGAAGTACGAGCGGTACATGCGCGACGTGGGGCTCTGGGCGGTCGGCTACCTTTGCGCGCTCGTGTCGATGGCGTGGCTGGTGCTCGGGAGGTGAGCGTGGGACAGAGGGGCGCTCCGAAGAAGGCGACGAACGAAGAGATCGTCGCCGCCTATCGAGAGCTGGGCTCCGTCTGGAAGGTCGCTCGCGCCTTGGGGATGGGTGGGCAGTCGGTCTGGGAGCGACTTCGCCGCATGGGTTACCCAATGCTGTCCGCGAAGTGGACCGACGAGGAGGTCGATGAACTTCGACGGCTAGCGTCGGAACTTCTTCCGCTCGGAGAGGTCGCGTCGCGGCTTGGCCGGCCGTACGCTGGCGTAGCCTGCAAGGTCTCAGAACTTGGTTTGGCAAACAGGGCCGGGAATCGTGGCCCGAGAAAGATCCCGCGCGGCGCGGGGTACAACAAGGTCGAGACACAAAAGCTCGTGCGTGACCTGCGCGTGTGGGACGGATCGCTGCGGCAGTTTGCGCGTGCGCGCGGCCGTCACCTGACTACGCTGGTGGAAGCGATCAAGCGCCACGATCCCGAGTTCTGGCGCGAGTACAGTGCAGCTCGCGGGATGCAGGCGATGGCGTGTCCGGGGTGTGGTGATGAGTTCTACCCCATGTCGACGAAGCAGCGGTGTTGCTCGGTTCGCTGCACGTACACGGTTCGTCAGGATCGTGAGTATTTCGGCGGGAAGCGTGCGCTTACCATCGGGCTGCGCGAGGGCGTGTGTCAGCTTTGCGGCAAGCACCGAGCCTCCGGTCTTCATTCGCACCACGTCTACGGGAAAGAGAACGACCCGGAGAACGAAGTGCTCGTCGCACTCTGTCCGGGGTGTCATGCGGCCATTGGCAAGCTCGCTAGCATGAAGGCGCTCGAGTCCACGGACGTCTGGGAAACGCTTGTGCATCTCGTCTTTGCGAGAAAGGCCGGGCCAGACTGGAAGGACGGGCGGTTCCACGGCACCTATGTGTCGGTGGAGGTCGAGCTGCTGTCGGCCGGGGACGTCGAGCAAGCCGAGGAACTCCCTGGCTAGGAACGCGGCGCGCTTCAACGCGCTCGTCGGCAACAACCTGCAGGCCGGGGGCAGCGGCTACCTGTACCGCTTCCGCGTCGGCAAGCGCGTCAAGTCCGACCCGAAGGCGAAGCCTTGCAGACTATGTTGCAGCAGCAACCGAGTTGCAATTGATCGGGGCTTGCTTTCCGGGTACTGGACGCACCGGGATGCAGCGGTGCATCTCAAGCATTTGGCGGCAGAGTTGGCGGAGAGCAAAGGCGTTCAGGACGGGACCTACGCCGAGCAGCTGATCGCCGAGTTCGACGACATGGTCGTCGAGCTCAAGGAGATCATCGGCGAAGCGCGTGGGCGCAGCGACCACAAGCTGGCCTTCGAGGCCATGCGGACTCGCGGCGACATCTTGGTCGCAAAGGGCCGGGCCCTCGGGCTCGGTACGGCAGCGGCAGCAAAGCGGGGAGGCGGGGCACCGCCCGACCCCGGACGCGTTGCGCGTCAGGACGTTGCGAAGCTGGTCGAGAGCTTCCAGCGGACCACCATGCAGCAGAACGGGAACGAAGCCGGGATGAGCGACGGCGACACCGGCGACACAAGCGACGCGGGCTGAACTCGACCTTGCGTGCGCGCTCGCGCACGACAACCTCGCGGCCTACATCCAGCTCCTCTGGCCGCAGTACGAGCTCGCGTGGCACCACGAGGAGATCATCAAGACGCTGATGCGCGTCGAGGCCGGGGAGCTCGAGCGCGTCATCATCCTGATGCCGCCTCGCCACGGCAAGAGCCTCACGTCGACCATCTTCTTCCCCGCGTGGTTCCTCGGCCGTAACCCTGACAAGTACGTCATCTCGGCGTCCTACGGTCAGGACCTGGCCGAGGACTTCGGGCAGAAGGTCCGCAATCACCTGCAGGACCCGCTGCACCGGATGGTCTTCCCGCAGTCGGTCCTGTCTGGTGACTCGCAGGCGAAGGACAAGTTCACGCTCACCGAGGGCGGCATGTACTTCGCCGTCGGTCGCGGGTCGGCGATTACCGGTCGCGGCGCGCACCTGTTCTTGATCGACGATCCGGTCAAGACGCGCGAGGAGGCGTCAAGCGAGACGCTCCGACGTCAGCTTCACGACTGGTTCTCGGACGTCGCCTACACGCGCCTCATGCCCGGCAAGAGCGCCGTCGTCCTGACGCAGACGCTCTGGCACGAAGACGATCTGGCTGGCTGGATTCAACGCGAACAGCAGCACGACGGCTGGCACATCGTGCGCTTCCCGGCGATCGCGGAGGAGGACGAGGAGCGCCGCAAGGCAGGCGAGCCGCTCTGGCCCGAGAAGTTCCCGCTCGACAAGCTCGAGGGGATCAAGCGCACGCTGCGCACCGAGTCGTGGCTGTCGCTCTACCAGCAGCGCTGCGTGTCGGACGACGGCTCGTACTTCAAGCTTGCGTGGCTGCGCGACGCGTTCGAGCCGAAGGACTACACGCCGGCCGAGGCACGCGGCTTTGCGAAGTATATCCTCGTCGACCCGGCGACGTCGAAGAAGCGCGGCAGCGACTACACGGCGATGTGGGTGCTCGGCCTCGGCGCCGACCGCAATTTCTACGTGCTCGACGCCGTGCGCGACAAGCTCGACCTGCGCGAGCGCGCGGACAAGCTTTTCGAGCTGCACCAGCGCTGGAAGCCGATCACGCGGGTCTACTACGAGCAGTACGCGCTGTCGGGAGACATCCCGTACATCAAGGAGAAGATGAACGGGTTCGGCGGGTCTCCGCCGTACCGGTTCAACATCACGACGGTCGGCGGGAACGTCAAGAAGACGGAGCGCATCGGGCGCCTCGTCCCGCTGATGCGCGACCACCGCATTCGCATGCCGCGCCACCTGTGGCGCACGTGCGAAGGGCGTGAGGTCGATCTCGTCAAGCTCTTCGAGGAGGAGCTGAAGGCGTTCCCGGTCGCGGCGCACGAGGACATGCTGGACTCGCTGGCGCGCATCACGGACCCGGAGGACGCGGACCACAACCAGCTCGTCCTCGAGTGGCCGAAGACGCCCGACGAGCTGCAGGCGCAGTCGCAGATGGCGATGCGCGACAAGGCAAACCGCGGCGGCGGCTGGATGGCGGCCTAGGAGGTGGTGGGCGTGGCGACACCGGCACAGGAGGCAGCCGCGGCGCGCGCACGCGCGGCACTGGCCGAGAAGCGCGAAGTTACGGGGTCGCTCGGCAAGGCCGTCGACAAGCTGCTCGTCAACATCGGCGTGAACCGGGCGACGGGCGGGCAGTTCGACGACCGGTGCGTCGCGTGCATCGAGCGGGACCGGCACCTGACGGGCCACTCGTGCCCGTGTGCGTGTCACGAGGTGAGGGAGCTTCGCCGTGCCGTTCGTTGACACGCTCTCGAAGGCCGAGACGCCGACGAAGAGGCGCACGCGCAAGCAGGAGGCCGCGGCGCGCGAGCGCGAGCTGAAGCTCGTCACGCGCGTCAACGACGACCTGAAGCTCGCGAAGGACTCGTTCACGACGTGGGTCGACGAGGCGCGCGAGTGCGAGCGTTTCTATGACGGGAACCAGTGGGACCCCGAGGTCAAGAAGACGCTCGAGGAGCGTCGCTCGAAGCCGGCGCTGACGATCAACCGCATCGCGAAGAAGGTCGACCTGGTGGACGGCACCGAGGTCTACCACCGGCAGAAGGTCATCTTCCTGCCGAAGCAGGCGCCGGATCCGATGACGCCCGGCATGGCCGACCTCGCGACGGACACGGTCGACTGGGCGATCGAGCAGTCGAAGGGCCACCACGAGCGCTCGCGGCTCTGGCACGACGCGAACGTCCGCGGTGTCGGCTGCGGCAGTTACCGGATGGATCACGAGGACGACCCGCGGGGGCGGATCGTGATCGAGCGCGTCGACTCGTTCGAGATGCGCTGGGATCCGGCGGCGCGCATGCAGAACCTCGAGGACGCGCGGTGGATCGCGCGTCGTCGCTACTGGCACATCGACGAGATCCGCGCGGTCTTCGGAGACGAGAAGGCGGACCGGCTCACCGCCGGCGCGCGCGATCCGATGGCACCGCCGTCGATGGGGCCGGACGACAACACCGACCTGCCGACGCAGGTCGTCGATACGTCGACCAACCCCTACGCGGACAACAGCCAGAAGGTCTTCCCCGGTGCGCCGGAAGGCCGGCAGAAGGGGATGTTCTACGTCACCGAGTACCAGTGGTGGGAGCGCGAGCCCTGCATGCTGGTGGTCGACCGCGGCTTCTCGATCGAGAAGGACAGCGGCGAGCTCGACGAGCCGGAGATGCCGGTCGCACCGGACGACGAGGGCGCGGAGGGCGAGGAGCAGCCGCAGGAGCAGCAGCCGCTGCCCATGAATCAGGGAACGCCGCCGCCACCGCCACCTGATGCGGCGGCGATGGGGGCTGCGCTCGGGATGGGTGGCGATCCGACGCAGCAGGCGGAGGGGTCTCCGGCGGGACCGGTCGGGGGGCCGGTTCCGCCGGGGGGTGCACCGCCGGGCGCGATGCCGCCAGACGTGCAGGGCGCTCCGCCTCCGCCCCCCGAGGAGCCGACGGTCACCGACGAGCCGGAGGAGGAGAAGATCCTGCGGCTGTCGATGGACGAGTACGAGAAGCTCGTCGCGCGCCTCGAGCTGATGGGTATGCCCGAGCCCGAGGCCGTGCAGTCGACGCGGCGTGGGTACCACCAGTCGTTCCTCTGCGAGGACGTCGTGCTGTCCGAGGACCGCATGTGGATCGACGGGTTCTCGTACCTGTTCTTGACGCACAAGTGGGACGACGAAAAGAAGGTCTGGTACGGCATGGTCCGGCATCTGCTGGACCCGCAGAAGGGCGCGAACAAGTTCTTCTCGCAGGGCATCAACATCTGGAATGCCGGCGCGAAGGGCGGCCTGATCGTCGAACACGACGCGGTCTACAACCCGAACGCGTTGCCGGATCAGTGGGCGGGCCCGTCGCCGATCATCCTGATGAACCCCGGCATGCAGGGGAAGTACGAGGTGATCCCCGCTGCCGACTTCCCGCCGGCGGCGGCACAGATGACCGAGTACACGCTCGCTGCGATCAACGACATCGGCCCGAACGAGTCGCTGATGGGCGGCGGCGCCGGCGACCAGGCCGGTGTGTCGATCGAGAAGCAGCAGGTGCAGGGCATGACGACCCTCGCACCGCAGTTCGATGCGCTCACGCGCTACCGCTTCAACGAGGCGAAGCTGCTGCTGAAGATGGTGCGGCGCTTCATCTCGGACGGGCGCAAGATCCGCATCGGTGGAGCGTACAGCTCGAAGTTCATCCGGCTGTTCAAGGACCGCTTCCTGAACCCGGAGGACTACGACCTCGTGATCGACGAGGTGCCGCGCGACCCGAACGCGCGACGCGCGGTGTGGAACGACCTGTCGTCGCTCCTGCCGATCGCGTTCCGTTCCGGCCGCATGCCCGATGCGTGGAAGCGGTACTCGCCGCTGCCGGCGCACCTCGTCGAGGACTGGATCCGGCAGGACGAGGAGGACGCGCAGCAGCCGCCTCCGCCGTCGCTCGAGACGGACCCGCGGTACATCGAGGCGCAGATCGCGCTCGAGCAGGCCAACGCGCTGGCGAAGCAGGCGCAGGCGCAGCTCGCGATGGCACGCGCGCAGACGCTGATGAAGGCGACCGGAATGGAGATCGCCTCCACCGCGAAGGACATGGACATCAAGGAGCGCGAGATGCGCCTCGCCGAGGTCGGCGAGACGACGGACGCCGCGCTCCAGCACACGAAGAACGAGCTGGATGCCCTGAAGGGCATCCACGCGATGCAGAAGCCGGCGTTTTCCGGCGTGAAGTCTACGGGCTGAGGAGAGGCGGATGGCAGAGGACGTGTTCAACGGCAGCGACATGACGGAGCCGACGCCGGCCGAGCTCGGCATGGACGTCGGTAGCGACGAGGGTGCGCTCGAGGATTCGAGCAGCCTCGAGGACCTCGACGGCGGCGGCGATGCGGGCGACGACGATGGTGGTGCCGTCGGCGGCCACGAGCAGGTGTCCGCGCCGCAGCGTGGCGGCGGGCGGCGTCCGGCGGTGCCGCTGCCCGAGGTGCAGAAGCTCCGCGCGCAGCTGAAGCAGTACGAGGAAGAGCGCTCGGGACTGCTCGCCGACCGAGAGCAGAAGATCCGGTACGAGGAGCGCCTCAACATGCTGCGTGCGCAGCAGGAGGCGCGCGCGCGGCAGGAGCAGGCCGCACGTGACGCGGAGGCGGCGCGGAAGCAGGCCGAGGCCGACCCGATGCCGGACCGGGAGATCGACCCGGAAGGCTTCAACGAGTGGCGCATCCGGCAGCTTGAGGCGCAGGTCAACGCGACGCGCGAGGAGCATCAGGCGTGGCAGCAGACGGCCGCGCAGCGCGAGGAGCAGGGCCGCCGGATGGCGGTCGTGTCGCGCGTCGCGCAGGAGTACACCGCGTTCGAGAACCGCTTCGCGCTGTCGCAGCCCGACTACGGGCAGGCGTTCCAGTACGTCGCGAACTGGTTCGCGGGCTTCCACTCGATGCGCGGCGTGACCGCGGCCGACCTGCCGGCGCGCCTCGAGCGCGAGCGCGCCGAGCTCATCCGCGACTGCGTGCAGATGAACCCGCAGACCGGCGAGTACCAGTGGGTGCGCGACCCGGCGCAGGTGATCTACGAGCTCGCCTGGCAGCTCGGGTACGGGAACGGCGGGCAGGGCGCGCCGGATGGCGCCGACGACGGCGGGCAGATGCCGCAGCAGCAGGCGGCGCCGCAGCGCCCGTCGAGCCCGCGCGCGCAGCAGCTTGCGCGCAGCGTGAACGCGGCGCAGCGCAGCGGCGCGCCGGGCCGCGCCGGCGCGAGCCCGCGCGGCCGCATGACGCTCGAGGACGCCGTGAACCTCGAGGACGACGAGTTCGCGCGCCTGCTCGACAGCGAGCCGGGCATGATGCGGCAGCTGATGGGCGGCTGATCCCATTTCCGACGAATACAGGAATCAACTTGACATCCAGACTGTACGCCGCGTAGGCGGCGTACAGACTTCCCCTCGCCGGGGGTTATCGGCGGCGCCACGGGGCGCCTCGCGCATGCTCGTAGTCGACGTAAGACCTCCGAGCCTCGACGTTGGCGAGTCATCCAGCGGCCGACGGGTAACCGTCGACCTCGTGACCGAGCGGCTCACGTAACAACGACGCTCCGCGAACGACGCGCAGTCGTGGGCTCGGTCTGGCCCTGAATCAGCGTGATCCGCCGGAATCCGCCGGACGGTTCTCTCGCCTCCTCGGCGTCACAGAGGGCACTCGCAAATAGTGTCTTGACGCCAAGAAGGAAGGGAACATGGCCGCAACCATCATCGGCGTGAATGACGCTCAGGCGACTCGCGCCTGGGCGAAGAAGCTCATCATCGAGAGCCTCAAGGAGACTCTCACGGACAAGTTCGTCGGCAAGGACGACGACTCGATGATCCAGGTCCGCGACGAGCTCAAGCAGGGCGGACAGCGGATCACAATCGGTCTGCGTCGGCGCCTCACCGGCAAGGGCACGCTCGGCGACGCGAAGGCGAAGGACAACGCCGAGTCGCTGAACATCCGCAACTTCTCGTTCGACATCAACCAGCTCCGCCACAACGTGAATGTGACGGGCCTGATGTCGCAGCAGCGCGTGACGTGGAGCATGCGCAGCGAGGCGAACAGCGCGCTCAAGGACTGGTGGTCCGACCGCATCGACGTCAGCAACATCAACCAGCTCTGCGGCAACACCGCGCAGACCGACCTCGAGTACACCGGCCTGAACGCGGCGACCGCGCCGTCGAGCACGCGCTGGATCTACGGCGGCGACGCTTCGGTGGAGTCGGGCCTGACCGACGCGTCGTACGGCTTCACGCTGCAGATGATCGACAAGATGGTGACGAAGGCGCGCACCGCGTCGCCTGCGATCCGTCCCATCATGGTCGGCGGCATGAAGGTCTACGTCCTTCTGCTGCACCCGTTCCAGGCGTACCAGCTGCGCACCTCGATGACCGAGGGCAACTGGGCGCAGATCCAGCAGGCCGCGCTCAATGGCGGGCTCATCACCAAGAACCCGATGTTCACCGGCGCGCTGGGCATGTGGAACGGCACGCTGATCTTCGAGGACGCCCGCATTTGCTTCGGCGACTCGGATCAGGCGAACGCCGAGTACCACACCGACCTCGGTGCCGCGTCGTCGAGCACCACGAACATCGCGCGTGCGGTGTTCTGCGGTGCGCAGGCGCTGGCGTGGGGCATCGGCCGCGCGGAGACCTCGCCCGAGCGCATGCGCTGGGTGGAGGAGCTCGACGACGGCGAGAACTCGCTGACGACCTACGCAGGCATGATCTACGGCGCCTGCAAGACCCGGTTCGACGGCGTCGACTTCGGAACGATCGTCGCGTCGACCTACTCGCCGGCGGTCTGAGCGGCAGAAGGAAAGAGGTGAAGTGACATGGCTGCAGTGACCGTCTACGCGAACACCGCCAAGGACCGCCCGGCTCGCTCCGGTACCGGTCTGCAGGGGGTGCCATTCAGCTACACGCCGGCCGCTCCGTTCGGTGCGACGATCGGCGATGTGATCGTGCTGTGCAAGCTCCCGGCGTACTCGACCCTGCTCGGGTTCTGGATCGAGATCCCCGACCTCGACTCGGGTGCAACCGCGGCACGTTTCGACATCGGCACGAAGTCGTCGGCCGCTCGGTTCGTGGCGGATTTCAACCCGACCGGCGCAACGACCGTCCGCGTGACGTCGTTCGACTCGACCGCAACGGCGAACACGCACGTGCTGCTCGAATCTCTCCCGTTCCAGGTGCTCGACACCGACGCGGGTGACGTGACGGCGGAAGACGACCTTCGCCTGACCCTCAAGACGGCGGCGATCACCACGCTCATCACGAGCAAGGCGATCAAGGGCTTTGCGCTCTTCTGCTGCAACGAAGTCGCGGCGATGGCCGAGGTCAAGCTCTGATCGACCACAACCACACCGGGGGGAGTTCGTCTCCCCCCGGAATGGAGTGATAGATGGCAACTCTTCGATCGACCGTCGCCGGCACTTCGTTCATCCCGGTCACACGCCCGCAGGGGGCGGTCCACGGTTATGGGTTCTCACTGGCTGTCAGCGCGAACCCGACCGCGAACGACATCTGGATCCTCGGCAAGATCCCGAGCGGCTGCGCGCTGATCGACTTCTGGATCGACGTGCCCGACATGGACTCGGACGGCACGGGCTCGATCTCGCTCGCCGTCGGAGACGAGGAGGACGACGACCGCTTCGTCGCGGCGACCACCACGTTCAAGGGTGGTCGTACCCTCGTGTCGCCGCGTGCGGTCACGACCGGGCAGGCGGTCGGCGTGATCGCCGGCACCGTGCCTCGCACCTACACCGAGAACAGCTTCCTTGCGATCAAGGTGGCTGTCGCCGCGGTGACGTTCGCGGCCGGCACCATCAAGGGCGCGTACTACTACACCGACTACCCGAAGTACCGGGACCCCGGCCAGTGAAGAGCTGGCTGCGCATCGTCGTTCTCGTTCTCGCGTGCGCCACGCCGGCGCACGCGCTGAACGAGGCGAACCACCTCGGGACGGACCGTGGCTCGACGCCGATCCTCAAGACGGCGGTGGCGACGGAGGCGTTCGCCGACGAAGACCTCGTGATCGCAGCTGTTGCCGGAAAGCGGATTGCCGTCGTCGGCTTCTCGCTCTTCAACACGGCGGCGACCGCGGGCGTGTTCGGTTTCAACTGTGGCGTGGGTGGCACCAACGTCTGGTCCGCTCACATCGCCAGTGGAATCGGTGTCACGGTTCGCGAGAGCGCGGAGACCGGAGGATTCGTCTTCCGCTGCGGCGTCGGAGTCGGCGTCTCGGCGGACAACGATCAGGTGGGTTCCGGGTCCATCAAGATGAACCTGCGCTACGTGCTCGAAGACTGAGCCGGGCGCATCGAAGGAAAGGCAAGACCATGGCGAACAGCTTCGAGAGCAAGCCGGCCCCGGCCGACCCGTTCAAGACCTCGAACTCGACGGCGCGCGTCGCGGAGACCGCGCAGGCGGGCGACGGTGGCGCGGATCGGGTTGGGCCTCCGACCGAAAACCCGTACGGCCCCAGCATCAAGGGCAGCAAGTAAGCCCGAGGCGACGGCGGGCCGCGCGCGCTGATCGGCGCTGCGCGGCCCGCGCATCACGCACGACGCCCCGATGACGTACGCGCAGATGCAGTCGCGCATCCTCGATGAGCTTCAGCGGCCCGACCTCGCGAGTCAGGTGCAAGAGGCCATCCAGAGCGCGATCGCGTTCTACAAGCGGCGTCCGGTTGTCCCCAACCAGGCATCGTTCGGCCCGACGGCAAGCGTCGCGGATCAGCAGGCGTACGACCTGCCGACCGACTTCGTGACGATGACCGACCTGACCGTGACCGCGAACGGCATGGTCTACCAGATCCAGCAGGTCACGCCCGCCGAGCTGCAGTTCCTCTACCCGAACAGCGACTCCGTCGAGACGGGCGTCCCGCAGTTCTACGCGCTCTACAACGACCAGTTCCTGATCGAGCCGCGCGCGCCATCCACCGACTACGAGTTCAACGGCAAGTACGTCTCGACCCTCGACGCGCCCACAGAGGATGACGACGAGGGCTTCTGGATGAACGACGCGGAGCGCGCCGTGCGCTGCCGCGCGAAGGCGATCCTGTACGACGACGTCATCATCGAGCCCGACCTCGCGGACCGCGAGTACGCGAAGTCGAAGGACGAGTGGTCGGAGATTGTGAAGGAGGCCGAGGCTCGCGCGTACGCGCGCGGGGTCCGGCCGTGGGGCTGATCCTCGCGATGATCCAGACCCTCGCGCTGATGGGCTTCGCGCCGGACATGTCGGCGATGATCCGCCCGGCAGACGGTGGCGGCGAGGCGCACTTCGTCGAGTGCGACGGCTTCTACCCGACGCTGCGCGGCTACCGCCGCACGCCGTCGCCCGTGGAGACCTACGGTGTCCTGCCGACGCGCGTGTCGCCGGCGGATGACGGCTCCTGCTACGGCGCCTACGTCGCGCGCTTCCTCGACGGCTCGACGAAGCTCTTCGCCGGCACGAAGACGGCACTCTACCGCGGCGCCGCCGGGTCGTGGACGCACTACTCGACGCTCGCCGACTTCAACACGGATGACCGCGGGCGCTGGCGGTTCGCGATGTTCGGGAACGACTGCATCGCCGTGAACGGCCAGTCGTCGCCGCAGATCATCACGGACACGGGGAGCGGCTTTGCGGCACTCGCGGGCCTGCCGCCGACGGCGAAGGTCGTCGCGGTGGTGAACCCGGGCGGCAGTGGCGCGTTCGTGTTCCTGCTGAACCTGTCGTCGACCGTGCCGAGCAACGCGCTCACGCCGTCGATGTGGTGGTGCAGCGGGATCGGCGACGACACCGAGTGGACGCCCGGCACCGACACGCAGTCGGCGAACGGCTACCTGAACGAGACGCCCGGCGAGATCCTCGGCGCGAAGGCGCTCGGCCGGAACCTGATCATCTACAAGGAGAAGTCGATCTACGTCGGCGAGTACGCCGGCCCGCCGACGATCTGGGACATGCGTCTCACGTCGAGCGAGAGCGGCGCCCTGTCGCACGAGGCGGTCGTCGACCTCGGCGACGCGCACGCGACGATGGGCTTCGACAACTTCTACCTCGTCGACGGCAGCGGTTCGCCGCGCGAGATCGAGAGCGGGCTGCGGCGCTTCCTGTTCCAGGACAACGGCACCGGGCACGGCGACCTCGACCGCAACCGGCAGTTCGCCGTGCAGGGCCGCTACGACCGCGCGGCGCAGGTCGTGTACTGGCACTACCCGTCGATCGCGATCGACGCCGACACGATCCCGCAGCTCTGCGACAGCTGGGTCGCGTGGCACCGGCAGTCGGGCCGCTGGACGAAGGGCCTGCTCGACGTCGAGCAGGTCGTTTACCCCGAGTTGCCCGGCTCGAGCGGCCTCACGTACGGCGACTTCGGGTCGCTGTTCACGACGTGGGGGCAGGCCGACGACGTGACGTACGACTCGTACCTCTTCGCGGGTTCGAGCGACGTCGTGCCGGCGATCATCGGCTCGGACCACAAGCTCTACTCGCTGAACGGCCTGCCGGCGGCGGGCGGCTACTTCACGCTCGGCGACTACGGCGACGGGCAGACGATGTGGTTCGTGCGGCGGCACCGGCCGCAGTTCTCGATCTACCCGGCGAACGTCGGCACGTACCTCGAGAACACGATGCGTGACAACCTCGGCTCGACCGAGACGTTCGTCGGCGCGACGGCGTACCTCGACACCTCGCCGGGCTGGGTCAACTTCCGCAACACGCGGCGGTTCCACCGCTGGAAGTACGTGTTTCCCGAGGGCGACGCGGAGATCGAGACGATCGACGTGGACGTGCTTCCCATGGGGCGCCGATGATCCGCAAGGTCGCACGGCGCATCCTGCCGACGTGGCCGGGCTGGCCCACGGACTCGAACCTCGAGCGTTACCTGCGCGACGTCGAGCGTCGGCACGACGCGTACCGGAAGGCTCTCGAACAGCACCTGAACGAGCAGTTCCGCGACCTGATCGAGCAGACGAACTCTCAGGTGCAGGGCGTCGGCGCGGAGATCGCGTCGGCGACGCGCATCAAGCCGACGAACGCGATCCACGTCGTGACGGGCGCGGAGCAGATCGAGAACATCGACCCGCCGAACGCGCAGCTCGGCGTGGAGAGCGACCACGTGACGCCGCGGTACGTGTCGTCGTTCACCGGGCCGATCTGGCTCATCCCGGCGGCAGGCTCGACGTGGGAGCTCGTGACGGGCGGCAACATCGCGAAGGCGGCGACGGCGACGCCTCTGCAGGCAATGGCGGTGATTTTCGATGGCTCTTCCTGGTACCCGGCAGCCTGACGTCGCGGTGCCCGTGCGGCGCCCACGCCTCCGCCTGGTCGACCAGCAGACGAAGACGGCCGACCTGCGCTTCTTCGTCGTGCCGAAGGACCAGCTTGACGCGTGGTGGCCGGAGGCAGCGGACGCGGTGCTCGCGGTCAAGAAGCGGAACCCGGCGTCGTGGAGCCCGGAGCAGGTGCGTCAAGTCGTCGAGACGGACCGCGCGCTCCTGTGCCTGACGTTTCACGGGAAACGTGTGGCTGGCGTGACGTTCGTGTGCCGCGACGGCGACCAGTTCGCGGACGCGTTCGACTGGCTCGTCTGGATCGCGTGGGCGGACCCGAAGAACGTCACCGAGGGTGTGGCGCGCGCGGTGACGGAGTTCACGCAGCGCGAGATCGAGGCGGAGGCGATGCGGCGCGGTGCGCGTGCGCTGCGCATCCACGTCCCCCGGAAGGGCTGGACGAAGCTCGCTGAGAAGCTCGGGTACGAGCTGCTCGAGCGCGTCTACGTGAAGCGGCTGGTGAGGGGCTGAGGGGATGGCAGAGCAGGTCAACAGCACCACACGGCAGGATCTGCCGGAATGGGCGCGC